TAACATCCACGACTCCCTGTCCGTTCATGAGAGCGTCTGGTGTTTTGAACCTTATCTCGTCTTTGGCAGTCATGGGCATGACCCCCAGTTCTCCCGACTGCGTGGGTGCGACCACGTGCGGTGGGTAGGCCGTTTTGGAGGGCAGTTTGACGTAAAGAGACGGTTGCCGAAAATACTTGTTTAATGGGTTTGTGTTTTCTGTCATTTTTTAATTCTATAAATATACACTAACTGCGCATAGATGTCTATATTTATATGCGTATAAAAAGGTGCGAAATAAAGTCATATGGCAGAATACACAGAAGAAGAGTTGAAAAAATTAGGTGACACGGTAAGGAATCTCTCCAAGGAGATCCAGAAACAGGCAAGGGCGCAAAAGGCCAGCGCAGACCAGGAGGCGAGGATTGCCCGTGACAAGATCAGAGACGCACGACAAGAAATCGCCACAAACGTAAAAAACAAAAAACTCCGACAAGAACTAAACAACGCACTCGAGGATCAAGTAGATGAATACGAAGACCTCAAAAAAGCACAGAACAAACAACTGGAACAGTTGGGTAAACTGGGCGACAGTTTCATGGGACTGGGCAAGGCGGCGTTCGAAGGATCGGGATCTATCAGTGCGTTCACTGACAACATCAAGGGCCTGGGATTCCTGGGACGTAGGCTGGACACCAACGTTGAGACATTCAGACAACTTTCACAGACGGGAGCCAACTTTGGTCAGAGCATAGTGGAGTTGAGGACCGCGGCGGCATCTGCGGCCTTACCATTGGACGACTTTGCGTCCTTGGTGGCAAATAATTCATCTAACCTAGCGGCGCTGTTCGGCTCAACCACGGAAGGTGCCAAGAGGATAGCGGAACTGGGCAGGATCACCAGAGAGGTGGGAATAGAAAGACTGGCGCCACTGGGGTTCACTGTTGATGAACTCAACGAGACACTGCTTTTGAACCTAGACTCGCAGAGAAGGACAGGAATACTGAACCTACTCACAGACTCCCAACGTAGAGACAGTGCAATCAGTTTCGCAGAGCAATTGGACAGATTGGCAAAACTAACAGGTCAGCAAAGAGACGAACTGCGACAACAGATAGAACAACAGCGTGCCAATGAAAGATTCCAAGCCGCACTCCAGGGACAGACAGATGCAACACGTCAAAGACTTCAGGCATTCGCGGGAACGGTGGCAGGTATCAGTCCAGAATTGGCCGAAGGCTTCCAGGACCTTATAGCCAACGCAGGTGTTCCGGTTACAGAATCCGCACTGGCGTTAGTTCAAAACATTCCTGGTGCACAACAAGTGATAAGAGATCTGATAAGCGGAGTAACAACCAGTGAGGAGGCTCTGGTGAGGATCAGAGACATCTCGGCAGGTAGCATAGATAGATTTAGACAGGCCACTGTGACTGGACAGGTCGAATTCTTGAGGCTTCAAGGTGGAATAATAGAACTAGGGAGAAGGGTAACCGACGCAGGTGCAGTACTGGACGAGCAGAACAGGTCAGCGACCAGCCTCGTAAGGAACCTTACCACTTTCGAGGATGCCACAAAAGTTTTATCAAGTCAGTTCCAAGGCATAGAAACTGCCTTACTGAAATCGTTTGGTCCGGCACTCGGAGGCCTTGTGGGAACACTTAAGACAACATTGGGCGCAGGAGGTGCCATTGCAACGGCACTGGCACAAATGCCCGTGGTGTCCGCAGGACTGCTCATAGCAGGGCTAGGTGGCAAGTTCCTGTTCAGCAAGGCATTACAAATAGGAATAATAGCCAAGGGTACGGAACTAGGGTTCAGGATGGCACAAACCGGGGGCGGCCTGATCCAGACGCTGACCGGTGGCAAGGACAAAGGAGCACGTGCCGGTGGTGGCATTAGGTCGGCACTCAACAGCAACGTCGGACGAGGACTGGGAGCGGCCGGTGTGGCGCTTACAGGACTATCAGTGGGCAATCAACTGCTGAACAAGGACAAAGACGACAATGCCTCTGGCTTGGGTGGCCTCATAGGGATGGGTCTGGGCGGAATCGCTGGGTTCATGTTGGGCGGACCGGGCGGCGCACTACTTGGAGCATCTCTGGGAGGAAGCCTAGGACAGGGTGCTGGCGCATTGTTTGGTGGCGGAAAACAGTTTGGTGGCGGAATGGACACGGGAAAAACTTACCTTGTAGGTGAGCGAGGACCGGAAATGGTAACCGCTGGAACCAAAAGCACCGTAGTTGCTAACCAGGATCTAAAGAACACATTCAACACAGAAGCACTGGAAAACAAGATGGCCACCATGACCACAGAACTAAACAACGCCAACAAGGCGTTAGCGAATATGGTCAATGGCGTAAATACGCTTGTTGCAGTAGAATCTCGGGCATTAAAAGCCGTTGAAACCACAGCACGGAAAGATCGTAATCAAGTAGGCCTAGTTTAGGTTGCTAAAATGAGGAAAAGATTGTAATATAAAGTATGGCTTGGAAAAAATACTTCAAAGACGCTAACATGTCTCCAATATCTGGAGAGAAAGTGCCAAATTTCGCAAAGAGGAACTACAGTTCTTACCTGCCGGACGTGTACACAGGACACCCCAACAGGATACAGAGATACTTCCAGTATGACCAGATGGATTCAGACTCGGAAATCAACGCCGCTTTAGATATACTCGCAGAATTCTCAACACAGAAGAACACAGAGAACGAGACACCGTTTGATATTGTGTTCAAGGACGAGACCACAGAGCACGAAGTTAAACTTTTGAAGAAGGCACTGCAACAGTGGACGAAGTCGAACAAGTTCAACAAGAGGATCTTCAGGATATTCAGGAACGCACTGAAATACGGAGACTGTTTCTTCGTTAGAGATCCAGAGACCATGAAATGGCTTTACGTTGACAACGCAAAAGTTGACAGGATCGTAGTAAACGAATCCGAAGGCAAGAAGCCAGAGCAGTATGTGATCAGAGACATCAATCCAAACCTACAGAGACTATCCGCGACACAGATAACACCAAACCAAACGTACGGTGGAGGTGGAACAACAGGTGGCGGTACTGCGGCATATGGATCAAGTTATGCAAACGCCGGTGCTACAAATAATATGTCAGGCTTTGCAGGTGGAATGTCGGGTGGAAGATTTTACAGGACCATGAATGCCTACAACATAAACGCGGAACATGTGATACACATGAGTATGTCAGACGGTTTAGACAACCTTTTCCCATTTGGACAATCGGTTCTAGAACAGGTATTCAAAGTTTACAAACAGAAAGAATTATTAGAGGACGCGATCATAATTTACAGGGTGCAGAGGGCACCTGAAAGAAGGGTTTTCTACATCGACGTGGGTAACATGCCAACACACTTGGCGATGCAGTTCGTTGAGAGAGTGAAGAACGAGATCAACCAAAGAAGGATTCCAAGTGCGTCAGGTGGTGCCAACTTCATAGACGCTACATACAACCCAATGTCGATCAACGAAGATTACTTCTTCCCACAGACAGCAGAGGGTAGAGGATCTAAAGTTGACACACTTCCAGGTGGTACAAACCTAGGTGAGATCGATGATCTAAGATATTTCACAAACAAACTGTTTAGAGGACTGAGAATTCCAAGTTCATATCTGCCAACTGGAGCAGAAGACGGACAGCAACAGTACAATGACGGCAGGGTGGGTACTGCTTACATACAAGAATTGAGATTCAACAAGTATTGTGCTAGATTGCAATCGATGTTGGCGGGAACATTTGACGAAGAATTCAAATTATGGATCAAATCCAAAGGTTATAACATTGACAACGGAATGTTTGAACTGAAATTGAACCCACCACAGAACTTCGCACAGTACAGACAGACGGAAATGGACCAAGCAAGGGTAAACACATTCACGGCAGTGGCAGAACTGCCTTACATGAGTAAGAGATTTGCATTAAAAAGATATCTCGGTCTCACAGAAGAGGAGATGGCTAGGAATTCTGAACTTTGGGCAGAAGAAAACAATGTTCCACAACGAAAACAGACCAAATCAAATCAACTCCGAAGTGCCGGCGTGACACAATCTGGCATTTCAAGTGACCTAGACCAGTTCGAGGAACCAACAGCGGACGCTGAAGCACCAGGACCAGACTCACCACAGCCAGGACAACCGGGTCAAACACCGGGAGGACAGGGCGGCGGAGGCACGACCCCAGGTGGCACAGGCGGCGGTGGACAGGTATAAAGGGTTAAATACGCAAAATGAAACTATTTGAATTCTTCACATACGGCGCAGACGGGTTTGAACAGGACAAAACCTACCAACCTGAGAACGACATTTCTGTTCTCGACGACGAGGACACAAGGAAAACAAGACTCACACTCAAAGACATCAATTCAATGAGGTTGGCGTCAGAGGCGCACGACGAACAACAGAAGGAAGAGGCCGTATTCGTCCAAAAGATGTACGGCACACCAGCACAAGACGATAACTTAGAGTTATAATGTCCAACACAGCATTTGTATTAGGTAACGGAGAATCCCGAAGGGGCATAGACATAGATGATCTCAAACAGCAAGGCAAGGTGTTTGCCTGCAACGCTGTGTACAGGACACATCGACCTGACTTCCTGGTTGCTGTTGATCCCAAGATGATCATGGAAATAGCCGAAGGTGATTACATGATCAACAACAAGGTCTATTCGAATTTCAATGCACAGTACAACAAAAATCAAAAAATACTCGATCATTGCAACTGGTTCAAACCAAGTCTCGGCTGGAGTTCGGGCCCGACTGCCCTAAGACTAGCCCTAGACCTAGGATTCAAGGACATCTACATACTGGGTTTTGACTACCAAGGACACAAAGTAGGAAGTGGCTTCAAATTGAACAACATGTTTGGGGACACCAGGAATTACAAAAGAAAAAAAGACGAAGCAACTTTCTATGGCAACTGGATGAACCAAACAAAGCGATGCCTACAGGATTTTCCTGATGCCAAATTCCATAGAGTCATACCAAAGGGCTGGTTCCAACCAAAAGATCTCGAGTGGAATGGCAACATTGATCACATGACCACCGAAGAATTCCTATCAAAGTTCAATTTACAACCGAAATTAGGTTAAAAAAGCACATTTTTTGCCAGTTAATGTGCCCTTTTTTGCGCCTTTTTGTAAATACAATACACTTATAAGTACAAATCGACAATAAAGGAGCACGTGTAATGTCAAATAATAAATTTGAGAGTTTATTAGAATTACTGATAAACGAAGAAAACGACAAAGCAGAAGCACTATTCCACGAAATCGTAGTAGAAAAATCTAGAGAAATCTACGAGAACCTAGCGGATGAGGAAGTGACTGCTGAGGCTAAAGAAGAGTCTAAAGAAGAAGTTAAAGAGACTGAAGCATCTGAGGAAGAGAAAGTAGAAGAAACTACAGAAGAAGCAAAAGATGAGAAAGTTGAAGAGACTTCTGAAGAATCTAAAGACGAGCAAGTAGATGAAGTTGTTGAATTAGAAGACGAAGCAACAGAATCTGAAACAACTGAAGAAGAATCAATCGAAGAAGTAGGCGGTGACGCAACTGACGAATTGGTTAAAGACATATCAGCCGAAGAAGAAGGCGAGATGGATGCAGACAAAGGCGAAGAAATGCCAGCAGACATGGACGCTGACAAGGGCGAAGA